CCTTCGCTCTTCTCGTGTTGAACAACACATGAGCTACCAGCTTCTTGAAGAGGATGAAGACTGGGAATCGGAGATGGACAAGGTTCTTATTACTCAGCCTATCATTGGCTGTGCCTTTAAGAAGACCTACTACGATCCCATCCGTAAGCACAACATCTCTGAGAATGTCTTAGCTAAGGACTTGGTTGTTAACTACTGGACTAAGAGTCTAGAGACTGCAAGCCGTGTAACCCATGTGCTACAGATGTCTCGCAATGAAATCTATGAGCGTGTAGCCCGTGGTTTGTGGTGTGAGATTTCCGAGGGTCGTCAACAAGGTGCTTCTGGCTTTGCTATGGGTAACGGCTTACAAGCTGCCCAAGACAAAGCACAAGGCATTACTCCTCCTGAACCAAATGACTCTAGTACTCCAATTGAAATCCTAGAGCAGCATTGCCACATTGACTTTGATGATGACGGCTATGCTGAGCCTTACATTGTCTATGTCCGTAGGGATAACAAACAAGTAGCCCGTATCGTAGCCCGTTATACCAATGCTGATGTTGAATACAACGATGATGATGTAATCCTTAGCATCAAGGCTGAGCAGTACTTTACTAAATATCCTTTTGTTCCTTCTCCTGATGGAGGCTTCTATGACTTGGGATTTGGTGTTCTTCTTGGCCCTCTTAATGAGTCCATTAATACTATCGTCAATCAATTGGTTGATGCTGGTACTATGGCAAACACTGCTGGTGGCTTCCTTAGCCGTGGCATTAAGCTTCGTGGTGGAGAGCATTCTTTCCGACCTATGGAATGGAAACACGTAGACACTACTGGTGATGACTTGCGTAAGGGCATTGTTCCTTTGCCTGTACGTGAACCTTCTCAAGTACTCTTTACCTTGTTGAACCTGCTTATTAACTATGGTGAACGTATTGGTGGCTCTGTAGACATCTTGTCTGGTCAGAACCCCGGACAGAACACTCCTGCTGAGACTACCCGCACTATGGCAGAGCAGGGTATGAAAATCTTTAACGGTATCTTTAAACGCACTCACCGTAGCTTGAAACAAGAGTTTCGTAAGCTGTATCGTTTGAACCAAATCTTTGTTACTGGTAACACGCAGTATGTATCTAATGCTAAGAGCCAAGGCATTGTGTTAGCCACTGACTATGACGGCCCAGTAACGGACGTTATGCCAACTGCTGATCCTTCTGTAACCTCTGATGCCCAACGCATGAACCAAGCTGCTGCAATTGCTCAACGAGTGGCTGCTACACCCGGCTTGTACAACCGCTATGAAGCTGAGTATTCTTTCTTGAAAGCCATGAAGGTAACAAACATTGATAAGTTGTTGCCTGATCCTAAAGGCCCCAATGCTATTCAACCACCACCTAACATTAAGCTTCAGATTGAAGAGATGAAGATCAAAGGTAAGCAAGCTGAGTCTGAGCTGGCTATGAAGATGGGCCTACTTAAACTTATGGGTGATGCAGAACTCAATCAAGCCAAGATTAAAAAACTGGAAGCAGAAGCTGAAGTTCTTAAGATTGGTGTGCTGCATGAGGGAGAGAAACTCCGTCTGCAAGAAATTAATACGCAGATCGGTATGCAACGTGAACGTCGAGAGGGCATCCTTAGTTCTATCGACACAATGAATAAGGTCTACACATCCATGATGGGTAGCCAACAAGAGCAACAACAACCCCAAGCACCAGCCGCAAGTATGGACATGGGGGGAATGGGGCAACCAGCACTATGATCTTTAACTAGGAGTAAGAATGGCCTTAGAGCAAGTAAACACAGAGAACTTTGAAGAATGGCGACACCACCCAGTCACTAAGCGTTTTATGAAGATGCTTCTTGCTGATCGTGAAGCTATGAAGGAAGGACTAGTAAATGGTTCCTTTGAGGATGAGATGGAGATTAAAGGCCGATGCCGAGTAATCGCTGTGATCCTTAATACCGAATACGAAGACTTGTTTCAACCAAAGTAAGAGAGAGATAACATGAGTAATGAATCTGGGATTAATCCCGTTGGCTGGAGAGTCTTGATTAAGCCACAAGAAGTTAAGGAAGTATCTAAGGGTGGGATTATTCTCGCCACTGATGTTACTAAGGAACGTGAACAGATGGGTAACACTACTGGTGTCGTAATTGCAATTGGGGATCAATGCTATTCCGATGAGCCTGCACCTTGGTGCAAAGTAGGCGACAAAGTAATCTTTGCTAAGTACGCTGGACTTGTTTATCTGGGTAAGGATGGAAGTCACTACCGAATGATTAACGACAAAGATGTTACTGGCACTTTGGACGCAGATGTAGACCTAGTTGATCCGTACCTTGCAAAGCATTAACCTTTAGGAGTAAGATATGAGTGAAGAAACAATTGTCCCTAATGAGACAGCACCAGAAGTTCGGCATGAGGCTGAATCCCAAGGATGGGTTCCCAAGGAGCGATTCCGTGGTAACGAACAAGACTGGGTTGATGCTGATACGTTTGTAAAGCGTGGTCGTGAGATTCTTCCTATTCTGCGAAAGAATAATGAGAACCTTATGAAGGACTTGAACAGTACGAAGGAACAACTAAAAGAGTTTCGTCAAGCTGCTGAAGAGTTTAAAACCTTTCAACGTGATGCGTATGAACGCAAAGCTGGGGAGTATGAGAAACGTATTCAAGAAATTAAAGATAGTCGTGCCCAAGCCATTAGTGATGGTGACGGTCAGAAAGTTAATGCACTTGATGATGCGCTAGATGAAGCGAAGGAAAACTTTAAAGAGGCTAAGCAAGCTGTTAAGGATGTTATTAGTACCAAGGAACCTGAAGAGGCTCCCACAAGCATTGACCCTAACCTGCAAATTTGGTTGGATCGCAATACTTGGTTTGGACAAGACAAACGTATGACTAGCATGGTTAATGGTATTGGTGAAAGTCTCCGGCTAGAATTTCCTGGTCTTAAAGGACAACCTTTCCTTGATAAGTTAGATGAGGTGTTGCAAGAGGAGTTCCCCGGTAAGTTCGGTGGAGCTAAGAAGAGTCCGGGTAGTAGTCGTGTTGAGTCTGGCTCAGGTCGTATGGGTCGTAATAGTGGCGGTAGCCAAAGCTATGACAACCTACCTGCTGATGCTAAGGCTGCATGTGATCGGTTTGTTAAGCAGAAGCTTATGACCCGTGAACAGTACGTCTCGGATTTTGACTGGGCTTAATTGAAATTAACTTAAAAGGAATATACTATGCCACGCGCCCTTACTTATGAAGAAAAGCGTGACCGCAATATGGCGGCACAACAAGTAAAAGAAAACCCCGCACCACCTGCTGCTGTAGATGGTACAACCCGTAAACGCCGTAATGTGTTTAATGGTACGGAAGCTAAGCTAGGTGTACGGGAACAAATCCCCGGATACCACCTCCACATCTTTACCGATACTGGAAGTCGTATTCAAGAAGCTATGGATAGTGGCTATGAGTTTGTCACCCCCAGTGAGATTGGTGGTGTGAGTGAGAATGTAGTTAGCCGTAATGGCGACCTCGGAGAAAGAATTCGGTATCTTGTAAATCCTCGTGCAGAAGGCACGGAGCAATACGGATACTTGATGAAGACTCGACAAGAATGGTATGAGGAAGATCAAGTCGAACTTCAAATGAAAAACAATCGTATTGATACTGCAATCCGTGGAGGAAAGATCACTGGAGAGAATTCAGGGTTCTATGTGCCTCAAGGTGGTATCAAGCTCACTTAATTTATTAGGAGTTTCCTATGGCAAACGTAAATCGTCCTGGCGGTCTAAAACCTGTCAGCTATCTCAACGGAGCCCCGTACACCGGACAAGCTCGGTTGTACTCTGTTCCCGTTAACAGTGCTGCTTTGTACATTGGTGATCCCGTTACCCTCAGTGGTAGTGGTGATACTAATGGTCTGGCTGGTATTGCAATCGGTGTTGCTGGTTCAGCAGTCATCGGTGTTGTGGTTGGTTTCTTGGTTGCTATCCCCGGCGTAAGCTTGGTTGCTAGTAACATTGATCTGACCGTTCGCAGTATCCAAGCAAGTGCTACTACCGTTCAATACGCTTTGATTGCTGATGACACTAACTTGATCTTTGAGATTCAAGATGGTCAAACAGTCCCCACTGCTCTTGTTGATATTGGTCGTAACACCAACTTCTTGATTGCTGCTGGTGCTACTACCTATAGTGATTCAGGTACGGTGACTGCTGCTACCCTTACGGATAGCACCACTGCCAACTTGAAGATCATGGGCTTTACCCAACGCATCGACAACACGCCTGCTGCTGCTTATGCAAAGCTGCTGGTTAAGATTAACAATCACGCTTACGCTGCCGGTACTGGCACCGCTGGCATCTAAGTAGGAGAATAGACTATGGCTGGAATCATTACAACCAGTTCCCACCCGAAGGCCCTATGGCCCGGCATTAAAGCTTGGTGGGGACAGACTTACAACGAACATCCTGAAGAGTATGTGAACTTGTTTGACAAAGATACTTCTACTCAGAACTACGAAGAAGATGTCCAACTGACTGGATTCGGCCTTGTGCCTGTCAAGTCTCAGGGCTCTGGCGTTCAGTATGATTCGGAAGTCCAAGGCTTTGTTACTCGTTATACGCACGTTGCTTACGCAATGGGCTATATCGTTACCAAGGAAGAGATGGACGATAACCTGTACGAGCAAATCTCTAAGAAGCGTGCTGCTGCATTGGCTATGTCTTTCCGTCAAACGAAAGAGAACGTTGCTGCTAACGTGTACAACCGTGCCTTTAACAGCACCTACAAGGGTGGTGATGGCGTTGAGCTTTGCTCGACTGCCCACACTAACACCACTGGTGGTACTTGGGCTAACAAGCCTACGGTTGATGTGGACTTGTCCGAAGCTGCTCTGGAAGATGCAGTGATTGCAATCATGGGTCTGCAAAATGACCGTGGTCTGTTGGTCGCTATTCAACCTGACTGCTTGCACATTGCTCGTCAAGAAGTGTTCAATGCTCAGCGTATCCTTCACTCTAGCTACCAAACTGGTAATGCCAACAACGACATCAATGTCATTAAGTCTGGCAACTACCTTCCCGGTGGCTTCAAGGTGAATCATTACTTCTCTGCACCTCACGCTTGGTTCATCCGTAACACCATTCCCGGTGGTACTGGTATGAAATACTACGAGCGTCATGCCATCATGTTTGATCAAGACAATGACTTTGATACGATGAATGCTAAAGCCAAAGGCTATGAGCGTTATTCGTTCGGTTGGTCTGATCCTCGTGCTGTGTGGGGCGTTAACGGCCCTTAAGTAAGTTTAGCGTAAGCTAACTACGGAACCCCCTTAGATCAAAAGTCTAGGGGGGTTTATTTTTAAATGTTATTAGGAACAATCATCATGAGCTTTCCACGCGAACAAGAAAAGGGTAAACGCCCTGATCCCGGTAAGATTCCACACAAGATGTAATCTGTACTAGAATGCAACTGTCCGATGACGCTCTTTTAAAACAGAGCGTTGTTTTCTTAACAACGTCAAAGGAATCTACATGTCTGCTCCTACCCGTTTCCCCTCTGGTATTTCTACTCAAGCTGTTAACTCTACGTTGGGTATGTACCCAGCTCCTGATCCTACTGAACTCTGTGAAGACTTTGATGAGTTTGTTCAGTACGTAGCTGCTGATTGGACTGTAACCAATACTACTTCTCACCAAGCTATTGCACTTGTTGCTGGTGCTGGTGGTTTGATTTCTTCTGTTGGTGGTGCATCTAGTGTTACCTCTGACATTGGAGCAATCATTGCTGCACCCTTGGACTTTAATCTTCAAGCTAATGCTGTCTCTGCCACTTACCCACCTACTGCTCAAGCTTGGTTCTATTGTGCTTTCAAAGCTACGACTGCACTCAATGACCAACTTCAGATTGGTGTTACCACTGCTAATGCTGCACTGACTCCTACCGATGGCATCTACTTTAATAAAGCTGCTGGCTCTGCTGCGATTACCTTTGTTGTTCGTAAGGGTAGTGCTTCTTTGGCTGCTACTGCATACTCTTCGGGCACTACGACTGTTGCTACTCTAGTAGATGCAACCTTCATTAAGCTTGGTTGGTACTACACTGGCAAGGGCACTATTGCTGTGTTTGTCAATGATGCTAAGGTTTGTTCTGTAGATGTGACCACTGCTGCTGGTCTTGTTGCTGCAACCTTCCCCCAAGCCACGGCAATGGGTCATGGCTTTGGTTGCAAGGCTGCTGCTACTGCTCCTACTACTGCTGACATCATTGTTGACTTCATGATGACTTCTCAAACACGACCCTACTAAAAGTGAGTGACTATGCACGCTAAGCTAGTACACGAAGCTACTGAAGACAGTATTAATGTTTCCATCGTAAGTGATGGCGGCAAGAACACTGTGTTCCTAGTAACAGGAACAATCAATAGCCCAGAAGATTCTGTCTTTGACATTATTGATGTGGCTAGGTTAGCAGGCAAACCAAGTAGCGTTCGTCTAGACTCACTTGTATTTATGGTTGAGTCTGGACTGAAGGTTCAAGTTAACTACCGCAATCAACCTTATGTACTTCCTCTTGAGGGTCGTAGCAAGATTGATCTAAGTTGGGTTGGTGGCCTGATTGGACACGAGATTGATATGGTGTTCAAAGGTACTGGCTCTTTCTTTATAGTGCTAGACATTAGCAAGATGGGAGTTTGATATGAGTGATGTATTTATTAAGAGTGGTGAGCAACCTCGCTACTTTGCTTTTAACGGTGCAACGTCTACGGCAGTTGTTGCTACTTCTAGGCCCACGTTTAAAGAAAGTCCTTACGGTACTTTCCAAACTATTGTTACTGGAACAGGTTCTGTGTCTGCTACGATCTTGATTCAAGTGTGTAATCAAGAAGATACCTTTAATGGTGTTAAAGCTAACTGGATTACTATGGGCACTATTACCCTAGCTGGAACCACTACTGCTACTGATGGCTTTACTACGGTAGCTCCTTGGCGCTATGTTCGAGCTAACGTAACTGCTATCTCTGCAAGTAGTGTTGTTGAAGTTATCATGGGTGTGTAATCATGGCAGTAGTTGCAGATAGCACATACGGTGGTTTTGAAGAACCTAGGCCACCCACCATTACTCAGTATGGAGTAGCTACTGACTTGTATGGGGTTACTTCTGATCCCTTTACTGCCTCACTGTTGTTACTAGAAACAGGTGATCTATTGCTGCAAGAATCTGGCAGCAACATCTTGTTGTAATTAGGATTACCCATGACATCAACTGTCTTCACACCCGGTACTACCATTGAGTCTCCTTGGCTTAATGATGTAAACACGGCTGTCTATACAACTGTTCCTAATAACACTGCTGCTATTACTGCTCAAAGCAATGCACTGGCTGCGGCATCTGGCTCATCTCTGATTGGGTATCAGCCATTAGTAGGTTCAGCTATTACGGTGCAGACTGAGTTGCGAGCTTTGGATGCCTCAGTTGTGACTTTGACCACAGCAGATACCACGTTTGCCTTGAAGGGTGTTAATACTGACATCACCAGCTTGGCAAGTCCTGCTCTTGGGGCTGCTACTGCAACAACTCAATCGTTTGGTGATAACACTACAAAAGTAGCAACAACGGCTTTTGTAGCTGCAAATAGCCTTGGGTATGGGCAGACTTGGCAAATTGTTGTTCGTACTGCCGGAGCAAATTATACAAATACAACTGGAAAGCCGATTGTTTTGCAAGTAAGTGCATTTTGCACAACCGGATCAAATATAGCTATATTCTGTGGTGGCTTGACTTTGGCAACATATCAAGGCGCAACTGCTTCTCCAATATATGGAACTATATCTGCAATAGTTCCAAATGGAAGCATTTATGGATATACATCAACCGGCGCACCAACTTCATTTAATATATTTGAATTGCGGTAATAACATTGCAAGCAAGCATTACTAATCTTATCCCTTAAGGAGAATTAAATTGGCTGATTCAACAATCTCTGCCCTACCGGCATCAACAGTCCCCCTCGGTGGTACTGAGGTACTTCCCATTGTTCAAAGTGGGGTTACTAAACAAGTATCTGTGCAGAATGTTCTTAGCTCTGTTCAACCTACAGGCACAGCCAACGGCGTTGCCTACCTCAACGGCTCCAAAGTGCTCACCACGGGGTCTGCGCTGACGTTTGATGGAACTACAGTTAACTTAAATGCGGGCGCAGCTAACTTTAAGGTTGGCGCAGCGGGTGACACTAGTTATCATTATTTTCGTAACATGGATAACGCGGGTACTAGCTTTTATCTTGGTATTGATAATTCCGCAGGGTCATTTTTTAACGCTGGCGCTTACGGACGCTCAATTTATTCTGAAGGCAATTACCCAATTAGTTTTGTTGTTAACGCAGCCGAAAAAATGCGCCTGACCAGCACAGGTCTGGGCATTGGGACGAGTTCGCCGGGTGCAAAGCTGCATGTTCTTGATGGCGCAGTTAATGGCGCTGGGACGATGTTGCTTGGTGGTGCGATTTACTACGGCACGATTCAGCATGAGCCCCTTATTTCAGGCGCAAACATTTATGACGTAACCGCTGCTTCTGGTGGCGGGCATCTGTTCCGGCGCGGCGGGATCAATCTCATGTCGCTCGACGCCGCAGGCAACCTTGGCTTGGGAGTTACTCCTAGTGCTTGGGGGAGCAACTTTAAAGCTCTAGATGTTTTAGGGTATGGGTCGTCTTTTGCTGCTTTGACAAGCGCCCC